CTTCCTCTACTGAAAAATGAAATTCACTCATAATAATTACTGCGTAATCTTTTTTGAGTTGATTTATTATATCACATGTACCAGTAAGAGGCATACTTCTTGAAGATGGATCTGCAAGAAACTCACCCATTTGAGAAATAGATCTACCAAATGGTTGAACAACTATAACTTTATCCTTTTTAGTTACTGATTTAATTTCTTGTACAATGTTAAAACCACTGATAACCTCCATCTTATTCAGTTCAATTTTTGGCTTTGGCAATTCTCTAGGTTCATCTAACCCATTGATTTCCATATCATAGGCCTGTGCCAAATTACATTTTTGATTGTAATAATACCAATTTCTATATGGTTCTGGACTTACACAATCCCTGTGTTTAATTTGTTCTTGAAAAAGATTCTTATGCCAATGATCATAGGCCTTTCCATCTAGTGTCGGGTGTCCCTTGTAGAAGTCGGTTCCTCCCTCACACACTATAATAAAATCATCATTAGTCTCTGCATATTTTTCAAAAGCAGGGATAGAACTTATCACTCTTCCCGCTCCACCATTAACAAAAAACGCCTTCGATCTCATAGTTTTCATAATTCCTGTACTATATAGTCACATAAAAAATACCTGTGCCAGACGAGGATATTCCTTAAACATCTTCCTATCTATGATAGCTCCATGAGTTTGTCTGGATTCGTATAACACCATTCTATTATATTTCATCTCACTTGTAAACATTATATCATTTTTTATATTGTAATCGTAACCATAAGCATGATCTTCGTATTGCCTGTAGAAATTTGTACCCCCAATACATTCCTCATCTTTGTTCAAATAAACTAATGCAGCCCACTTAGATCCTACATTGTCTTTGTGATGAGTGTAACAATAAACAGTATTGGTAAATTTATCCATGATATCATCATGAGTTGTATGATTTACCATAAATTTCATATCATCCCATTTAGATTGAAACTCTTGATCATTATATTCCAAGTTGTTCCATTCCTTTTGATTACATAGAGTCGAAAATATTGGTCTGAGATTATCTCTCATCTCCTGATTATCTTCCATAACCCTACTACCTACGAGACCACCGCAATATTTTTCACCAGTTTTACGTTCACATGATAAAGCATAGTCTCTAATTTCATCAGGATTTTTATAAAAATTATCTATAACAAATACTTTTCTCCAGATAAATCCTTTATCATTTGTTTTACAATGATCGTAAACTCTTTTTACAGTTAAATTATAGTTGTTGAGGGGATTAGGTTCAAACATATAATAAAAAAGATCCCCTTATTAGGAGGATCTTGATGAATTAATTTATATATGTTTTGATTAGCCTGGTGGCATCCATGGCTTATTTCCTGTTCCATCACCCTCACTAGGATCTTTTGGTGGTTCAACATAGTCAGGTTGCATTGGGAACATCATATCTGCAATGTTTGGATGAACATTTGCAGCTGACATTTTGTTAGGAAGATCTCTTAACTGTTGACGATAAGTTTTCCATTTTGTCTTAAGTTCATCTGGCATATCTTCAGCGATTGCTCCATCACTGTTTGTTAGTTCTCTATTTCTGTGAGCTCTAACCATGTCCCATGTCTTGTCCTCATCAACACCGTTGATTTTTTCTTTAGCTGTAAATGCACTAATAGAAATATCATCAGGGCCAGCACTGCCTGGATTGGAAACTGTGATAGTTTCGTAGTTCCAAACATCATCTGGATATAAAACAGAACCATATGTGAACTGTTGATATCCATCAGCAGACATGTCTGGTGAGCCAGGGTGTGCGACATCAACAGATAGATCGCGACTCTCTTCCTTTTCATTGATGACTGGGCCTCTTAACTGACAAATCAATGCATGTTTATCAGATCTTGCACAGTCAACTTCATACCATTGAACTACGTCTGCTGGTTTTGGACGACCATCTGCAATGTCGTCTTCTGTTAGAGGGCCATAATGCTCTTTTCCATCTGCACCAATTTGCAAATAGATTTTGTCTGGGCCATCGTATGTTTGGTCTCTTTGCTTTCCATCACTAAAACTGTGATCAACTAAGAAACTATTAGGAAGACTTAACTTCCATGAATGTTCGATAATTTTTGTTGCCATTGCGGATTTCTTCGGGTTTACTCCTTCGGCACTATTTATAAAAAAAGAGGGTCTATAACCCTCTTTTGATAAATTTTCTTGTTCGGTTTAGACGTAAGTGATCTTAACGAGTCCTCCTCCACCTTGTCCACCCTGTCCACAGTGACCGTTACCACAGTATGTAGTAATACCTCCTTGACCACCGTGTCCGTAAGGAACAGTCCAGCAACCGCAACGAATCCAGCACTGTCTTGCACCGTATGATACACCAAGAGTTCCGATAAATGGAGCTCCAGTAGGCATTGCGTCATGGTTATAGAAACAGTGACAATCCCAACCATCAGCTCTGTATGCCGCACCAGCATGAGTTCCCATACCAAAGTCTCCACCCATAGCGCCTGGAGAGAAACAACATCTCTCAAACTGAGTGTAACAACTTGAAGTCCAAGAGTTAGTGTAACAACCTCTGGCACCACCAAAAGCACAGAACCCTGAGAGGTTATACCCATTTACATAAGATGAACATCCGTGACATCCTGTACATTCTCTAGAACAACAACGATATGTACCAGCAGCACATACAGTATATTGACATCCAGCAGTTGTACTAATAGTTTTAGTATTGTAGAAACCTCCACCAGCACCGAACCAGTTACCACAACGGTTACAGTTACATTCTCCGTGTCCGTTTCCTCCAGCACCCCAAGCCTCGATAGACATTCGAGTTACACCTGTTGGTACTTGCCAGTTGCAACAACAGCCTGGGTTACAAACGTTAGTTTGTCCGTAGAACCATTTTACACACCAGTTAGAAAAGGCTCCTGATGCAACCGCTGATGCTGGTATACTACCATCAACGATTCTATCATTAGCAACTTTTTTATAGGATGAATAACTTGCCATTTCTTTCCTTAGAAGTATGTAATTTTGACTAGGCCGCCGCCACCAGTTCCACCTTGTCCACAGTGACCATTACCACAATATGTAGTAGTAGCGTTCATTCCACCGTGTCCATAAGGAACAGTCCAGCAACCGCAACGAATCCAGCAACTTCTCAATGATTGATAAGCTGAAGTACCAATTAGAGGAGCAGATGTTGGTGAGTGAGCGTACTGCCAACAATGACACCATCCTCTGTATGTGTCATATTTAGAAACAGACCAAGCAGATGAATGGTTTCCTATTCCAAAATCTCCACCATTGTTGCCTGGTGCTAAACAACATGGGTTTGTTGATGAACAACCACACCACCAACCAGTGTTTGCCTGTCCACATCTTCCACCAAACGCACAGAAGTTTGATAAGTTTGATCCGTTAACGTAAGAAGAACATCCAGTGCAACCATAACATTCTCTGGACAAGCATCTGTAAACACCACCAGCACATACAGTGTAATAATTTCCACCTTGAGTGGTAATCATTTTACTGTTATAGTAACCACCCTGAGCAGCCATAAAGTGTTGACATCTGTTACATGAACATGCACCAGTACCATTTCCTCCAGCACCCCAGGCCTGAACCCACATGTTTTCAACACCTGATGGAACTTGCCAATAACAACAACAGCCAGGTGAACACCTATCAGGAGTTCCCCAAAACCATTTTACGCCATAAGATGAGTTAGGTGAATCACTAAAGCTTGATGCACTAAGACTATTGGAGACTAACTGATCTCCATTAACTTTTTTGTATGATGAATAACTTGCCATTGATTTCCTTTTTTAGACGTAAGTGATTCTTACCATTCCAGAGCCGCCTTGACCGCCCTGTCCACAATGTCCACTACCGCAGTATTGTGTTTGACCACCTTTTCCACCAGTTGCATAAGGAGCAGTCCAACAACCGCAACGAATCCAACAGTGAGTATGAGTGTTTTCTGTACTTGATGTTAAGAATGGAGCACCTGATGTACATTCTGTAGTAATAGATGGCCCGCATTGACAGTTCCAGTGACCTGAGAAACCGTCTTGGTGAGGAGCCATTGCAAAGTCTCCACCCCATTGGCCAGGAGATACGCAACAGAAGTTTCTCGATGTACAAGAAACAGACCAGTCACCGTTTGCACAACCTCTTGCACCACCTTGAGCACAGAAGTTACTTAAGTTATAACCCTGTACATAGGAAGAACATCCTATGCAACCATTACATTCTCTAGAGCAACATCTATAAACTCCACCAGCACATACAGTATAGTAACAACCTCCATTTGTAGAAATTGTCTTTGTATTGTATGTTCCTCCAGCAGCACCTTGATAGTGTTGACACCTGTTACATGAACAAGCACCATTTCCGTTACCACCAGCACCCCACAACTCGATAGTTAGTTTCTCTACTCCAGATGGTACTTGCCAATAACAACAACAGCCAGGAGTACAGTAACAAGGATGACCATAAAAATGTTTAACACAATATCTAGGGGCCACACCAGCCTGTAACTTCGCGGAATTAATAGTCCCCGAAGTTATTTGGTCTGATTTTACTTGTCTATAAGTTCTATAGTCGGCCATTTAATATCTCGAAAGTTTGAAAAATAATCATAATATAGATTATCAAAATTAGATGGAGAAGATTCTCCAACCGTATGAATCACCAGAGAATACTAAACTAAATGCAGCACCCTCAGTTGTAACTGTTAAGTTTGCTGAGTCACCTTGAATTAATTTACCATTACGAGAAACTGTCAATGCATTACTATCAAATGTCTTCGCAACGTCGAAGAATGTAATCTTAGCACCTAAGTCTGGAGACGCTGGAAGTGTAAGTGTTACACCGCCACCATTTGTGTTGACGAAGTAGTTAGTTCCAGCAGCAACAGTAATACTACTTGAAACTGTACTGTATGCCTCAACGCCAGGCTGAATCCATGTTGTACCGTTGTAGTATTCAAGAGCACCTAATGTGGTGTTGAATCTTAAACAACCTGTATTGAATTCATCGTCAATACCGCCAGGTCTCTGAGCAGTTGTACCTACAGGAGGTGTCATTGCCTTAGTTCCCATAGAACCACGAGTTACGAAACCTTTAACTGAGAATTCAGTTGGACAAGCAGTGTTTGAGTTACCAGCGAGTGTCTCATCGGATGAGAATTCGTTGATCGCCTCACCGACCTGACCACCAATCGCACCAAGTCTCAATTCTGTCAAACCAGAAAGGTTGAA